GCCTGGAGCTGCTCGGTCTTGCTTGGCATTGGGTGGGTTTGTCCTTTTCGGAGTGCTACTGGTTTATCGGTTGCGCGCTGCTGAGATCCGGCGGCGCCTGTCGGCGTCTGCCTGCAGTGCGGCGAGTTTTCCTGCTCGCTCTGCTCGCATCCCGTCGGGCTCTGTGAGCTCGTCGGCGGTGCGTGCCTCGCCCGCAGCCTCTGGCTGCGCGACGGGGTTCTGGTCGGTCCCTCTCTCATCGGAGAGGCGGCCGCTGGTAAGGGCGTTGTCGTAGACGCTGCGCATCGCGTACTGCGGCGAGCTGTACGCGCCTCGAGGCGTTGCGCTGACGTCGTAGAGGGCCTCGACCTGGGTGATCGTGCGCTCTGGTGTGCCGTCGTCGCTTCTGGTCCAGACCTCGCCGCTGCCGTCTGCTGGCAGCGTGAACGCGAAACTCATGCCCGTGGCGATGCCAGTGTCCATGAGTGTCCGCAGGTCGCTGGCGTAACTGAGCGCTTTTGGTACTCGAGCCCAGACTCGCAGGCCGGTCGCGTCCTCTCTGAGGTCGAGCGTGCCGCTGTCGGTGCTTGCCAGTGGGAGGTCGGTGTTGTGGTTCCAGAGCAGGTGGACGGTGCTGGTCTCGATTGCTGAGCGGAAGCTGCCAGGCTCAATGGTTTCGCGGAAGCTGCCGAGGTCGGCGGTGTCTCCAAAGACTGCGGCGTGGCCGGTGAGGGTGTAGTAGTCCTTGTGCGCTGGGTCTCCGCTTTGGCGGATCTCGACGTCTTGCAGTGGTGCGCAGAGGAGCTCGCGGTCTCCCTGGACTGTGCGGCGGGTTTCGATCATCTGGGGTCTCTCGATCTCGGGGTCGGTTGTCGGGTTCAGTCGAGCTCGCCGGTGGTGACGGTCTCGGCCTGGTCTGCGGGCTCGGTGGTCGGGCTCGTCTGGGCTGGTTTCGCGTCGGGGTTGGGTGCTCCGCCGACTGGCGTGACCTGGACCTGGTCGCCGCCCTCGACTGGTGGGAGGTTTTCCTGGGCGCGGATCTCGTTGGCGCTGAGCCAGCCGCCCTGGCGTGCTGCGGTGTAAGCGCTGAACCTGGCGGCGAGGTCGGCCCTGACGAGTTGGTTGGCGTCGAATCTGACGCAGGGGTCGTAGTCTGGCTGGCCTGGGAGGTCGCGGTCTGGGAATAGGTCCGGGTCGGTTTCGAGGGCTGACTCTAGGCGGCGCATCCAGGGCGTGAGCCGGAGCCGGAACCTGCTCTGGGCCTGCTCGGGTGTGCTCGCGTGGTTAAAGTCGGCGGCGTCGAGGAGGCTGGCTGGCAGGCCAAACATCCGGGCGATGTCCTGAACGTCCGCGCGTGTCTTTTCGATGAAAGCGGCGTCGCGTAGGTTGATCTGGCCGGCGCCGCTGTCGTACGTTGCGCCGCCGCTGAGGATCGCGGTGCGGTGTGATGCCTGCAGGCCTCGGTGCCTGGTCTCGAAACCTTCGCGCAGCTCTTCGAGCTTTTCGCGGGTGAGTGTTCCTGGCACGGTGATCACGCCGCCTGGGCTGGCGTCGTTGCTGTAGTAACGGCCGACGAACTCCTCCTGGGCGATTGCGTTGCCCAGGGCGTGCCGGTGGACACTGATTGGACTGACGCCGATCCAGGGGTCGTTGATGAGGAGGCCTGGGACGTGCAGGACGTCGGAGCGCGTGAGGCGCGTTGCCTGCTCCTCGTATGGTCGCCAGTCGGTGCTCTGGTTGCGAACGTAGAAAACGACCTCGCCGGCCTCGACTCGAGGAGTCACGCGGCTCGGGTCGATTGGGTAGAGGCCGACGATCTCGCGGCCGCTGTAGGCCTTGAGGAGGTAGCCGTTGCCCCAGCCGAGCATCGAGCTCAGGGTGTGGCTCCAGACCTGGAACGCGGTCTGGCTCTCGTTGGGCTCGCGGTTTAGCAGGTTCCACTGGGGCATCTCGACGGCGGGCTCGGTGATGCCGGCGTCGTCGGTCTCGAATACCTGCAGCGGCAGGCTGGCGATCGTGTCGGCGATCAGGCGTATCGCTGCCATGACGGCGGGGATGCCTGCGGCGGTGTCGAAGTTGACGGGCTTGCCGGCGTAGCTGTAGCCGCCCTGGGTTTCGCCTGGGCGTGGGATGCGGTCGGTGCCGGTGAATAGGTCGCGGAGCTCGAGGTCGGCGCCGTTGCTGGTTCTGATGATCATGCGGCGCCGAGCCTCTGCAGGAAAAGCACGTTGGAGCGTGGGACCTCGACGTCGCCGTCGAGCTGCAGGTCCGGGTCGTCGCCGGCTTTGACGAGGCGCGCGACCTTGAGCAGGTAGTGGCCGTCGACGGTTCCGATGAGGAGGCCGTCGATGCTGGGCGCGTTGTTTTTGAGGTGCAGGCGCACTCGGCGGCGGCGTAGTCTCATCTGGTCTAGATCCAATCCACTGCGACTGTCGGGGCTTCGCCGCCGGCCTGGGTAAAGGCGAGCAGCAGGGCGATGAGGAGGTCGATCTTGCCGCCCTCCTGGGCGGCTTTGCCTTTGCTTAGGCGCCAGCCTCTCTCGGTCTGGCGAATGACTCCAGCCTCGACGTGAGCCTGGAGGATCGGGTCGCCGTCGTGGACGAGCTCGCGGCGGTTGACGGCCTCGAGCAGGCGCGCGCAGGCTGGCACGGTGCGCTCGTTTGTCATTGGAAACTCGAGGCAGAGGAGTCCGCCGTCTGAGAGTTCCATCGCTGACCTGGAGAAGTTCCAGCGGTCGTAGACGACGCCGAGGACCTGGTACTGGTTGGCGAGGTCTCTGATGTGTGCCTCGACTGCGAATAGGTCGAGGTCCTGGCCGTCGCCTGGTGGCTCGAATACTCGACCGAGGACTGGGTGCCGGCCGTCTGGTCTGGCGAGGCCGACGACTGCGACGGCGCTGGTGTCGTACTTGAGGCCGATGTCGACGCCAACCCAGACTGGTGCGCGGTCTGGGATTGTGAGGCCGGGCTCTGCGAGGCTCGGCCATTTTCCAGGCTCGAGCCAGGCGTCCTGGCTGACGTGCCACTGGTTGCACGCGTAGCGGAGCCAGTCGCCCTCCTGCATTGAGGGGCTTTTTCGGCGCCGGCGGAGCTCGGCCTCGGTGACGAAGCTGCTCGGGTTGGCGCGTTTGACGACGCGGATGTCGTTTGTGTTTTCGCCCTCGGGGACGGCCCACTCGTGGAAGATGAAGGTCCCGTCGTCGCTGGCTGCTCGCAGGTGGAAACCGCGCTGGCGTTTGTCGCGGAGCTCGTGAGCTTTTTGGCGCATCTCGCCCAGGGGGCTCCTGGTGCTCGAGCCGGCGGTGCTGATTGTCACCATCTGGCCAGATCTCTTGCTCAGGCCATCCCTGAAAACGGCGTAGAGCGCGGCGGTCTTATGGCGGTGCAGTTCGTCGACCATGACGAGTGTCGGGCCGACGCCGTCTGCCGTGGCGTCGTCGCTGGCGATGACTTTCACGAAACCGAGCCCTCCCTTGAGGCGGAGCTCGCGGTAGCCAGGTCGCACGATGATCGCGTCCTCGAGCGCGGGGCTCCTCGATACGAAACCTCGCGCGAAGTCATACATCAGCGCGGCCTGATCTCGTGACGCGGCAGCGATGTAGCAGCGCGCGTCGCGTTTGATGATCAGGTGGTGAACGGCGAGAGCTGCAAACAACGTTGTTTTGCCGTTCCCTTTGCCGAGCAGAGTGATCAGCTCGCGGGCTCCGTCGAAGTAGTCGAGCAGGACCTCGCGCTGCCAGCGTTCGAGCTTGAGCGGCGTGCCGGCGTCGGTGATCAGCAGCGTCTCGCAGAACTCTGCGAACTCTTTGAGGCGTTCCTTAGCCTCGGCGCTCGCGGCGCGTGGCGAGCTCGTCGAGGATCTCGCGGCCGCGGTCTTGGCCGTCTGGTTTTTGGGTTTCGGTTTCGCTTTGGTTTTGCCGGTCATGGTCGGCGTCCTTTCTCCAGTTGTCTGAGTAGCGGCGCTCGAGCAGATACGCGGCGGCCTGCCAGCTACCTTTCGCGGCGGCGTTCTGTATGCGCTGGACGAGGAGCACCTCGCCCTCGGCTCTGGCCTGCTCGATCGCCTCGCGGAACTTGCGGTAGGGCGCGTCTGCAGGCTTTGTGCTCTCGCCTCGCTCGAGCCATGAGTAGAACGTGGACGTGCTGATGCCGACGGTCTGAGCGGCGCCGCTGATCGGTGTGCCTACTCTGACGAGGCGCGCGATGTCCTCGATCGTTTGCTCGTCTAGCTTTGGAGGTCTTGCCACTGGGCCTGGTCTCCTCTCCTGGCGAGGTGCTGCAGGTACGGCGCTCGAGACACTCGACCGGCTGGTTGGTCTGGTGACGTGGCCGGCTTGTCTGCCTCGAGCACGGTGTT